TGTCCGAGTGGCTTAAGGAGCACGCCTGGAAAGTGTGTATACAAGAAATTGTATCGAGAGTTCGAATCTCTCCTTCACCGCCAAATTTGAAACGACTAAACCCCTGAAAACGTTAAAGTTTTCGGGGGTTTTGTGTTTTTAGAGGGTCAAAAAAGGCCCATATGGGAACATCCATGGGAACACAGGCTGCTGGATTGCCCGCGTTCGAACCCCGGTTTACGGGGCTTTGTCACCACCTGGTGGCTGGATGCCCAGGGCGTGTTGCAGCATGCCGATGACGTCCGGGCCGTCCTCATTGATCCACATGCCGTAGTGCTGTCGGATCATGTTCGCGCTGGTGTGGCCCATCTGCTCCGCGATCCAGTCAACCGACGCCACGCCGGTGGTGAGCAACTGGCTGGCGTAGGTGTGCCGGCACTGGCCAGGACCGCGATAACGAACCCCGGCCGCTTTCAAGTGCGCTTTGAAGAACCGGTCCCTTACGACAAAGTCGCTGACGTGCGGCAAGCCGCTCTTGGTGTTCAGGAATACGAAGTGCAACTTGTGCTTGCGGACCGTCTTGTTGTCCCGCTCGACGACATCCACCGTATCCACGGTCTTGAGCTGGTTGATGGCGTCCAGCTTGCGTAGGGCATCCCACGCAGGCTCCAGCAGACGCACCTTGCGAGTAGAGCGCCGGGTCTTCGTCACGCGATAGGCTCCCCGCACCTTGGATCGGCGGAAAGTCACTGTCCCCTGTTTCAGATCGACATCCTCCCATGCCAGGGCAATAGTCTCCGAAACCCGCGGCCCTGCCCAAATCATGAACTGCACCATCAGCAGCTCCTGGGTACGATTGGTCGGTGTTTCGAGGATCTGCTTGATTTCCGCCCTGGTGAACGGGTCTGGCGCCTCTGGATCGGGCAGACGCACGAATAACCCTTCAGTTGGGTCGTGCGCGACCTTCTTCCGGGTGCGGTACAGCCGGAACACCTGGCGCACATTGCTGATGATGTCGCGGATGGTTTTGTTCTTCAGCCGCTTCGACAGCGGTCCCTGAATCCACTCCTGCAGGTCCAAGTGGTCAATCTGATCGATCTGAACGTCACCCCAGCGCGGCCGCACATGGACCTCAGCCTTGTTCTTGTACCCCCGGAAAGAGGTCGCGGCCACGCTGTTACTCTTGATGGTCAGCCACAGGTCCAGGTAGTGCCCAAAGCTGTTCTCGGCCAGTTTGGTCGACTCGGGAAAATGCCGGCGGTAATCGAAAGTACCAGCGGCTATCTCGTACTCGATCACCGTCACCAGGCGCTTTGCATGCTCTCGATTGGCCGGTGTATTGCCACCGGGCACCAGCTCCCGGCACAGCTCGCCATTAAAACGAAAATAGACCCGTACCGAATTGCCACGGGCTTCTACGCCATCTGCCATATGCGTCCCCACGCGATGTATTGAAAGCTTCTGCCAACAGGAAGAAAAAAAGGCCCGTCGCCGGGCCTTATGTATTGCGGTTTTTAGTGTTGCCGATCACTGCTGGCGAAGTAACCAGAACAGGCCGGCACTTTTTCTAGGTGCTTGTGTGGTACCGGCTTGGGCTTCCTCGGCCCGACGCTTGGCGTTGAGCGCCTGACGCGCTTTGCTGCACTTCTGGTGGTTGCCGTGGGCACGGGATCTGTTGCACTGGTCACATATGCCGGTTAGGTCCAGGTTCCAGGGGAAGGATTTTCCGTTGTTCATTGCGTCCCCCTTACATCCGAAACGATTGATGGATAAAGGTCGGCCTGGACACATGGTCAGCGGGCTGTGCGGCGTCGGATTGGATTTCACAAACGAATCGATGTCGCTGTCGGTTGCGTGCGGTAAGTGCCTCAGTGAGGCCAGGTACGACGTCAATGCATCGCTCGTAAGCGTGAGGCCCGTTCCAGCTATCAGCCTTCACTACCTGACAATCCGTACGGGTCGTATCGGCGCACAGATAAAGCAGCAGGAACACGGTCATACACCAACCTCCTGCTGGGCCACGCTCAACGCAATTGCAACAGGCTGCACCCAAACCGACACATTGCTGAGCATGAACGTCTCCCCAGCCTCGGAAAGCAGCAGCGTCATACCGAACACATCGGCCATCGCCCTTGCCGCCGCGCGCGGTACCGCGTTGCCGATCCGCTCCCGGTGCTGGCCGTCGTTGATACCGTCCAGCCGGAAAACCCCCGCCTGTTCAATCTTGCGAACCCGCTGCATACGCTCAATCTCATGGGCGGTCTGAGGATCCGCTGACCAGTGGTCCTCTGGATCAAACAGCGATTGCAGCGCGGCCAGCTCCAGGGTGGTGAATGGACGGTGCCAGGTACCGTCGAGGCTGGTGATCATGCAGGTCAGTCGGTCGTTGGGTGCCGGCATGCGCTGGTCTGCGACCGACCACCGGCCATTGTCGTGGCATGCGCTGGCGGAAACGGCGCCGGCCGGGGTGTTGTAGTCGACCACGCCGTAATGCCCGCCGGTAAGGTAGGCGTCGCCCTTGGTGCGCGACATGCCCGGGCGCGGATCTGCGATCGATAACGCGCCGCTGGCAACCTGTTGTGAACCGGTCACGGTCTTGGCGCTCTCGCACCAGGGCGTGATTCGCAGCTTTTGCGTGCTGGCGTTCGGGTGCCAGTGTTTGTAGGCAGGATCGGCCACAGCAAAAGCGCCCTGGCCAGTGGTACTGCCGGCGATCACGGTGCTGGCCGGCTTGCTGTAGTCAGTGACCAGGTATTTGCCGAAGCCCTTGGACGGTTGCCGAGGGTCGGCCACTGCCTGTCCGCCGGAGCTGGGGCCGTGCCCTGCCGTAACAGTGCCGGCGGTTTGGTCGTTGCGAACCACACGGAACACGTTGTTGTGCCGCCCGCCGCCCATGCGCGGATCCGCAACGCTGAATGTCCCTTGCCCTGGGCTGCGTTGGCCGGTGACCACGCCGCAATGACGGTCATAGGGCAGCACGCCATATTGGGTGTATTCGAATTTGCTGGTCGGTCGAGGGTCGGCAACCGAGAATTTGCCGTTGGTTGGGCTCGACCGCCCGGCGATTGTGCCGGCGGTGTCCTGCCAGTTGTGCACCCCCATGTAGCCGGCGCGGTACTCCGGCACGATCACGAAGTCGCGCAGATACCCGTCCTCAATGGCAAACCGGCTCAGGCTGCGCCAATCCTTCCCAGCCTCGACCAGAGCCAGCCGCACCCAGGTTTTCCACTGCAACGCCGGCACCCGGTGCATCGGCCCTGCCTGATCGATATCACCTGCCAGCGGCATACGGCTCAGCACGTCACCGACGGCGCGCAGGCTGCGCTTTTCAGGTTCATACAAGAATGCAGGAACCTGCTCGACGTGCCTGGCCACCAGCAAGAAACGCTTGCGGCTCTGTGCCAACCCGCCAATTTCGCCACAGTCGTGGGTGGTTTCCGCCACCGCGTAGCCGTAATGACGGAGCAGCTTGGTGATTTGGTCCAGCAGGTAGCGGCCACGGGTCGCCAGGCGTGGCACGTTTTCGAACACGATCAGCTTCACCGGCTTGTGCTTCCAGGCTTCGCACATCAGCCACACACAGCGCAACGTCAGCTCGTTGAGCGCCCGGTACTTGGGCGTCTGGCTCATTGTCTCCGACAGCAAGCCCGAGGCGCCCTTGCAAGGGCTGCTGATGAAAACCGCGTCCGGGTCTTCGTTGCCGGCGGCGCGGCGCAGATCCTCGGCGGTGGCCTCTACCCAACCGGCGGGCGGCTGCTGGTCGTGGAACGCTATGTACTGCTCGCGGGTGAACAGATCCATCAGCGTGCCAGGTACACCGGTCATCATCTGGAAGTCGCGCAAGCCGGCCGGGTCGACATCGACGCCGCCCAGGCAGCGCCATTCAGCTTGCACGGGACCCAGGACTGGTTTGGCGTCGCTGAAGCCTGCGGCGCCGCTGCCCAGGCCGCAGCATAGGTGGAAGTGGGTGAAGGTGCGCTTGATCATGAGTGGCCCTCCATGAGCATTCGCGTCAAGGCATTGGGCTGTCCTTCCGGTGTCAGCTTTCCGAGTGGTTTGGTAATGCTCCGACCTCTTGCGCTGCGCACGGTCGCAACGCTGCCATCGATCGCTTCAATGACGCCGGTGCGAGCGCTGAGACGGTATTCCTTGCCTCCACCGCTCATAGCGACGTAACTGACCTTGTCGCCGACAGCCAGCGCGGTTGTGGTAGCCTCTGCGGTGCCGCCTTTGGGTTGATTCACTTGCATGGTGCTTCTCCTTTGGGTGGTCGGTGTCGAGGGGTTGCAGCCCCTAGGCACCACCTTCTTACTGGCTTTCGCCGGTTGGGTTTTGCTTGCGCACCAGGTGCAGCAGCAGGTTTTCAAACTCAACAACTTCATCGGTTGCTGACTGCCATTCCAGGACTGCCTGGATCTGATCCCGGCTGCACTCCAGCACCAGAATCTCTTTGTCGCTTACCGCACTAACTTCCAGAATCGCGACCAGGCCAGCAGGGTCGTAGGCTTCGGCGTGAACAATTTTCCCGGACTCGTTAAACCAGGCCTTCAGCTCTTTCAGGTGCCGAAGGCGGTTGGTTTCGCCCTGCTGGCCGTCACCTGTGATGATTTGTACGTGCATGGTGCTTCTCCTTTGGGTGGTTGATTTCGAGGGGTTGCAGCCCCTAAACGCACTGGAATACCCAGCAGCGAATGGTTTTAGGTTTATCGAAGGCGTCGACCTGGCGGGCCGAGTTGACAGGCTTGTTCGACTCCAGAAACTTGGGTGACTTGCTGGTCTTGAGCAGGCGTTTCAGGTCGCTGAGCGGCGGTACCTGCTGCCGTTTATTGGCGGCCATTTCCACAAACTCGTTGAGGTTCACGGCGATCAACCCATCGCGGCGCGCATGGTTCAGCGCGGCTTTCTCGTCCATGCCATTGAGGAATTCGTACAGGTCCCAAAACTCGCGCACGGTCGGGTGATCAGCGTTGATTGCCTGCTGCCGCTCCAGGGCCATGCGGTTGATTTCTGCGTGGGCAAGGGCTTTGCGGTGATCGCCGAGCGGCACGACGCCGGCCAGTGCGTCCACCAGGCTGCGCAACTGGGCGTGGTTCTTGGCGATACGCACAGTGCGCACGCCAGGCAGGGCTAACAGTTCCTGCTCGTAGCCGGAGGTGTTTTCCTCCATCAGTCGCATGGTTTCGGCTTCGCGTTGCAACGCCTTGACCAGGAAGCCGCTGATGCTGTCCATCGGCATTCGTTCCAGTTGCTCGGCGTACTGCTTGGTTTCCGGGGTGTGGTGTTCGCGTGTCAGGTGAACATGGCAGATACGCTGCAGGATCGGTTCCGACGCGTTCACCGGGTTGTTCTGAGCGATCAGCAGGGCGGCGCGGAACGGTGGTTCGTGGGTGTCGTTGCCGTTGTTCTTCACGCCGGTGGAGCGAACGCTGCGGCCGTTGTAGGCGGTTTTCAGTTCGTCCCAGTCGAAGTGCTTAACCGGTTGGCCTTCCTTCTGCTCACGCTCGGATTCGATCAGCACAACCGGCAAGTTGCTGACCTGCGAGAAGTTGCGCGCGCGGCTGGCGGCGGTGGCTTTGGACGGGTCAAAGCCTTCGTAATCAGTACGCCCGACCGACTTCCACAACAGCTCCACCAGGGTGGTCTTGCCCGAGCCGGCTTCGCCCACCAGCTCCAGGAACATCAGCGACTTGTGGATCTGGCGGATCTGCTCGGCGTGCAGTGCGCCCAGCCACCAGGCCAGCACCACCAGACCCTGGACGCCAAAGCAGCGCCAGTAGATGTCGAACCAACCTTCGTTGTAGGTATTCAGGTCGGTATTGATATGCAGCACCGGTGACTGGCTCTGCGACTTGATGCTCAGCTTGCCCAGGTCGAAGAAGTCTTCCTTGTTGCGCACCTGCACCTTACCGCCGTGGAAGGCCAGGTCGTTGAAGACATAGGCGCCGTGGTCGCGGCTATAGCCGATCCATTCGATGGTGTTGACGGTTTTCAGGCAGTCCAGCTGGGGCGCCAAGATCCGTTTCAGTTGCTGGGCGCTGCCTTCGAACCACGCACCATTTGCGACGTTGAGCAGGCGATTCGAGAATTCGGGCGCCGACGTGAGCTGCTTGGCCGTGAACGTGCTTTTGATGGCAGGCCCTTGCGGGCGCTCGATGCGGAAGTAGTACCAGGCCTCGTCGGTCAGGTCGTTGCGCATGTAGTACAGCGCTTTGAAATTGCAGTTGGCGATGCTGGACACCGAGGCAGACATGCGCAACGCCTTGTAGCGTCGTTGATCGTCATTGAGTAATTGGTCCTCATGCCGCTCTGAACTCTCCAGATCGCTCATGGCGCGGTCGTACTTATCGAGGTCCAGCCGAAACCAGTACAGGCGCTTGCGGAATGTGAAGTTGAATTCCTTGCGCTCGTTGCGCAGGTAAATCAGGAAACCCTTTTCCTCTGCGGAGTCAGCCAGCAGCAGGTCGCCGTGGTGGCGGGCTTCGTCGAGATCCTGCTCGATCCGCTCGGCGCGCTTGTCGTCGCCCTCGATCGGTTTCCAGCGCAGGTGCAAGTCGTTCCAATCAACCTTTTTGCCGTGGGGCTGTGGGATCACCGCCGCCTTGCAGGTGAAGCCCAGGTCGCGTGCCTCTTTCGCCCAGCGGCGCATGTTGGCCTTGGCGACAGGCTCGTTATCCAGTGCCCACACCAGCAGCGGCAAAGGCTTTTCCGCGTCGTGGCGCAGTTTGGCCAGGGCCTTGAGTGAATCGATCGGGCAGGGCGCGCTGGACATCATCGACACGGCCGACATGTCGTTATGCAGCAACGCGATGGCGTCGAAGATGCCTTCAGTTATCCAGAGTTCGTCGACCTCCAGCAGGTCCACGCTCGGCGGGCACCACCAGACACCCTTGTAACCGGTCAAACCTTCGCCGGTAGGGCGGAAGCGCGCTTTCATCTTGCCGAAGCGGTCTGGCCGATCGATCAGGCGCTCCCAGTACCCACCTTTCTCCAGGGCGAAACGCACCGTGGCGCTGCCGATGTTCAGCCGACCATCCCAGTAGTTGTCCTGGGTGAACCAACCGGCAATGAGCTCAAATTTGAAACCCCGCGCAAACTCAAGGTAGGCACGTGCCGTGGCCATGGGGTTATCTGGCGTCGACGGGGCGGTCTTGCTCCAGTCGTTGAACAAGTCGTCGTAGACGTCCTTCACGTGGACGCGGTGGTCGCACTTTTCCGGCCGTCCGCAGATCAGTGTCCAGGGCGAGTCGTAGAAGGTATAGAGGGTCTTCTGGCCGCAGGCAGGGCAAACACCCTTACGCATATAGTCGGTGCCGCGCATGTGCTTGAGCTGGTAATCCCGCTCAATGCGTTGGATGACGTCGGCGCGCAGCCTTTCTTTCATTTCCATCGTGGCTTACTTCGCTTCGTCGAGACTGTGTTTAAGGGCGCCAATCAGACTTTTTCGTGCAGCCAGCGCAGGGAAGGCCGCCAGCAACGAACCGTGCCGCAAACCCTCGGGGATCATGCGAAAACGGTCGTCATACCAATGCTCGTTGAACAGCAACGCGTACTGCGCGCGCAGGTCCTGGAGCAGTGCCTCGGCCTGGTCGCGGGGCAGTTTTGCGGTGATGGCGATGTCGATTTCCATGGTCCACCTCGGATTGCGGGCAAAGCTCACCCAAACCCATTGGGAATGGGGCAGGGCGGGGGTTTAAAAGGGAGCGTTACTGAGGGTGTGGCTTGTGTACGGTGCTGCGCTGGTCGAGCAGTTTCTGCGGTAGAAACCGGGCCGAAACCGGGAAGCGTTGGTCCGCGAGAACATCCACCAGGTGGACACGGGTGCTGTCCGACCCGCTGGCCCAGTCGACGCCAATCCAGCGGCGCTTTTTGATTACCTGCAGTTCGGTCCAGGCGTTGTGGACAAGTTTCGGTGCCATGAACACCGGCACTTCCAGCGCAAGGGTCAGATGGCGAATGCAGCGGTCGAACAACAGATCGGAATCGACCAAGTGTTCTGCCTCATGGCGTTGCAGGTATGCGAAAGCAGCGTGTTGCATGCTGCTGCGGTAGTCATGAGTTTGTTGATCAAGGTTCATCACGCACGCTCCATTTCCAGTTGTTCCAGCAGATCGGGTTGATCGTTTTTCGACTTGAGGTTCTGACGTGCAAGTAGTCGAACCTTTGTGGGAGCCGTGGGCAAAACCGTCAGGGGCCGCTCAATGCCTGACGGGCTGAGCTGATATTCCCAAACCAACGACCCGGAGAAAGTGGCGCCGCACAGCAAGTTGGTGCATTCCGAGTACATCGAGCGGAAGCAGGGCGTCTGCCCCTCTGAGGTACGGATGCGCATGGAACTGTTGCAGCAAGGGCACACGAGCTTGTACGTACTCACTAAACGGCTCCCTGGCTGTAAAGCTGGATGGTTGCGAAGACTTCGGCGTACCGGGCTGACATGTACGTGATCAGGGCGGCGACAATTGCGTCGGCCTCACGTTTTTCGATAACCCCGTCATCCAGCGCCGCAGCCATGATCTGGTCGACTTTGCCCCGCTGAGCCGACGCTTTGAGCGAGCGGCTGTACAACTCGACGTTGTCCAGGGTGTCCGGGAGGCTCAGGGGCACGAACATGCCGCCGTACATTGAGGCGACGTAGTCGGCCAGGTAGGTAGTGCCAGTGACCTGCTCGAGGCGGTGAATGTGTTCATCCGTCAGTGGGCGACTGCCCGCATTCTCGTAGGCTTGGTTGTCGAACTTCTTAAGCGGCATACCGAGGTCGGCGGAGGCGTACATCCGACCGCCAGGGTAGGCGCCGATGACGGCCATAACGACGCTCTTTCTGCTTTCTAGAACTGGGCGTTTCATCTTCTGGTTTCTCCCTGGAGTCGTCGCCCCTACAGTCATTTCATACGGCCAGTGCTGAGGGTTGCTCGGCGCTTTCGGCGAGGATGCCGGGTAAGATTTCTTTGCCGATTACCCGGGACAGATCTCGCAGGATTTGGAACGTCAACCGGCCTCGTGGCAGCTTTTTGTTCCCTGCCCACCGCTGAACCACTTGCGTCACTGTTCGCACTTCATAGCCGTGGCTGAGGGCGAACTGACGGAAGTTGCTACCGCGCTCAATCAGCCGTGCTTGGATCTGGCGCTTTTCCATGGCTTGGCTCATGGTTCGAGTGTTCCTAGTTGGTTAAGATGTACCTGTTTGTTCGCAGTATACGCACCAAAACGAGTGCGTCAATTGGAATTCATGAAAAAATGAGTATAGCTGCTCGCCTGCGTAGCGTAATTGACGACAGAGGAATGTCGATAAAAGAGGCCTCGGAAGTAGTCGGGATCCCTTACAGAACGCTTCAGAACTATCTTTTGGGCGAGCGCGAGCCTAATGCGAAGGCTATGGCTGCTATTCGCACCCATTTGGGTATAAGTCTTGATTGGCTGCTGACGGGGGAAGGGCCGATGCTTCTCGGTGGTGCAGTTGAGTCAGCGGGAGCCCAAGCTGTTAATCAGCAGGAGGAAGCGATTCTCGAGCTTTTCCGCTCGCTTGGAGAGGCCGGCAAGCGGGAGATACAAAGCGCTGCTGAGGAAAAGAAACGCTTAATGGATGTCGAGCAGCGCCTCAACGATTTGACTGAGGCCCTTGCTGATACTAAACGGCCAGCATAATCTGTACCCATTAAGAACAGTTCAGAATAAGCAGCGTTCAAATCAGAAAAAGCTGCAACTTACGATTTAAGTATTTCAAGAGAGGGTTGATATGGCTAAGGAAGTAGATAATAAGGAAATAGTCAGGGTGCCACTTAAGGATCTCGATTTCGATCCTCACAACCCTCGGTTTTCTCGTTATTTTTCAGAAGGTGAGCAGCCTGTTGAAAAAGTGATAGAGAGAATGATCAAGGCCGAAAATGTCCAAGAGCTAATGGGCTCAATTGGGGAGCAGGGTTACTTTTCTGGGGAGCCATTGCTGGTTTCAAAGGGGAAAGGCAAGAAGCTATATGTTGTAGAGGGGAATAGGCGACTAGCTGCATTAAAACTACTGGCAGGTTTGATAAAGCCCGAACCGCCTTTGCCATCTATAGAGGCTTTAAAGGCTGACGCTAAGAAAAAAACAGTAGCAGTGGAATGTATTATCTTTGAAGAAAGAAAAGATATTCTGCGCTATTTGGGTTATAGGCATATTACCGGTCCGAAAAGATGGGATTCTTTGTCAAAGGCCAGATATTTAAAGCAACTCAAAGACACATTCTATAAGGAATTATCTGAAGATGAGCAACTAAAGGCTATAGCTAAAGAGATTGGGAGCCGAAAAGATTATGTCGCGCAAATGCTAACGGGTCTCACTGTTTTCGATAAGGCTAGCCAAGCAGGATTTTACGGCCTGCAGCGTGTTAAAGAGAATGATGTTGACTTTTCGGTATTAACTACAGCTTTATCCTACTCGCATATATCAAAATATCTTGGATTGGAGAGCAGAACAGATATTGATGCGAAAGGGTTAAAAGAAGATGCAGCACATGATATTTTTTCATGGATGTTTGCGCAGGATCAGCAAGGCGATACTATTTTAGGTGAGTCGCGTAATCTGCGAAAGTTGTCCTCTGTAGTCGCTAATCCAGCTTCTGTCGAAGTGTTGAAGCGGGAAAAAAATCTAGCTGTTGCTTATCTTCATACGGAGGGTCCGGCGAACGCTTTTTCTAAGACGCTTGAGGGGGCTTTGAAAAAGTTAAATGAAGCCTACGATTTACTTCCTACCGTAGATGTGTTCTCTGAAGCAAACCGTACTGTTCTGAGTCGAATTGAAGATCAGTCTAGCGATATAGGTATCCTCGTTACTAAGGCTCTCAGAAAGCAAAAAATTGGGGGCGATGCAGATGCCTAATGCATTGCTTCATAAGTTAGACATGCCACCTAGAGATTCAAAAGGTTTTCTATGGGCTGATTACGTAGAAATAAGATGTTTAACTAGCCAAGATGGCTTGTACGGCGAAGGGCAGGTGGTAGACCTCGAAACAGAGGCTGAAGAGTTAATGGTCGATGTCGAGGCTGAGTTTGATGAGGTCTTGATCGGCGAAGATGCTGACGAGCAGGCAGGCGATGATAATGCAGTTTTCAGGAACAATGAATCTGTAGCGCGAAAGTGGGCAGATATTGGATCCAGGCTGAATTCTCGGATGTTGTCAATGGAAGGTTATTGGCCCTTTGAGTTTAGAGAGGGAATTCTTTATCGGAGATATGATTCTGCCAATCCCAAGCATGTTCTTTACGTAGCTCTTCTTATTGCCTCTGCACTTCGTTACTGCAATAAAACTCGTCAGGGCGAGGTTGCTGCGAGCTTAGAAGAAATTGGTTACCATATTTTTCGCGCGATCATGCCTGCGGGTTGGGAAGTAAGACCGTTTGGTGCTCATCAAAATATTGCAAATGGATTTGAGGGTACTCTTGCCCAAAAATTGGCCAGTCTAGGTGAGCAGATACATCCTACCTATATTAAACCTGCCGACCAATTTGATGACAGAAATACTGGTGATGGTGGATTAGATGTGGTGGCTTGGCATCCACTGGGAGATGCGGTGCGTGGACACATTCCTGTAGTTTTTGCCCAGTGCGGGTGCTCACCAGGAGATTGGGAGCACAAACAATTTGAAGCTACGCCAGTCAGTATGGAGTTAAAAATATTGCCACAACATCCAGCTTCAAGTTTTTATATTATGCCACATGATATGCGTAATTTGACTGGAGGATGGGAGAGAGGAGATCATCTTGGTAGAGTCATACTGCTCGACCGGCTTAGAATAATTAAGCTGGTTGAACAGTATGAGCTTCCTGGTACCTTTCCTAATTGGCGATTTGTGCAAGAGGCCAGCGAGCTAAGAATGGTTATTTAATCCCAAATATTGGGTAGCGCTCCTGCCACGGCTTCAAATAGCGGTGGTGGGACGGCGTTCCCAACAACGGTGTATCGCTGAGTCTGAGACGCATATCGGGTTTCAGGAAAAATTAGATCTCCAAATCCCTGAAGTCGCGCGGCTTCTCTATAACTGAAGCGGCGTGCACGACCTTCTGTTTCAAAAGTCCATACATTATGTTCAAGCTTCACCATCTTTGGGCTTAACGGGTGAAGCGGCATATGTCTCGGGTTTGCAACAATGGTTCTGGAAGTTTCGTCCCAATCATTTCTTCTGTCTCTAGACAAGTAGTACCAGTGAAATGGAAGGTCATAAAACTCTCCTTCTGGCCACAGGGGCATGCCTTCAAGAGCATCTTTAATTTTTACAGTTTCAAAAGTTTTGTCTTCGCCATGAGTAGGTTTGGGGAACTCATACTCAATCCCGAAGTCATTTCTAATGCCAACAATAAATATTCTTCTGCGTTCTTGAGCAACTCCAAATTCAGCAGCATTTAACACATTTGCGCTGACTTTGTAGCCTGCATCTGTGAATACGCGAAGTTGATCTTCAAGAAGATGCCGGAAGTTTTTTCGAATCATTCCTGAGACATTCTCAACAATGAAGGCTTTCGGGCGTATTTGATTGAGTGCCCTCGCAAACTCGAGATACAAGGTGTTAATTTTTCTATCAGGATTTCTCAACCCGCCTTGGCTGAAGCCTTGGCATGGGTAGCAGCCGACCAATAACTCGGCTGCTGGGAAGTGCTCAATGGTTGAGATGCTAGCGCGGACATAGTCTGTCTCAGGGTGGTTGGCGAGATATACCTCGCGCGCATAGTGCATGATGTCGTTAGCCATGAGCACGTCAAAGCCCGCCCTTAAAATTCCGGCGTCTGACCCACCACATCCTGAAAATAGTGATACAGCTGTTGGCATTCGTATTCCCCTTAAGCGCTGGCGATTATACGGATTCGCAACGGTTAATACAGGCTCTCCGTAAGATTAAGGTGAGTGGTTAGACGTGGCTTTGTGCCTTCAGTCGCTTTGATTCCCGTTCTACCGCACGCTTGGCACTCCTCTCACTCGCATACAACCACGGCAACCGCCTCGGCTTCGCCTGATCCCCCGCCTTAATCGTCTTTTCTTTCCCAGTTTTCTGGTCGCGGTAGTACGCGATGATCCCCGTGTAATCGCCCTTGTTCTCTTCCGCCAGATCCTCAACGTTGTCTTCCGGCAGCTTGCTCTCCAGCTCCAGGCTGACGGTGTAGCCGCCATCCGCACTAAGGCTGTGCTGCACATTCCCGCCGTACCAAATGATTTCGTCGATTTCCGCCTTCACGCCTTGGAGCGTGTACGTCAGCTCGGGGATCAGATCGGGACGCCCCATTGCCAGGCTGTAGCTGAGTGTGGCGCTGCCGCGCTGCAACCTCCTGAACTCCGCACGGGCAGCGCGCAGAGCTGACTGCTGGTCGCTGTACGTGTGGCGCAGATCCTTGAGGTTGTCCCCGCCGCCGGCAATGGCTTCCTGTTTCTTGGCGCTGTTCACGTCGTAGTAATAGGCACGTACGCCGTCGTAGCTGTCGCGGTCGGCTTGCAGGTATCGATGCTGGTCACCGTCCTCGCGGGTGATGACGATGTGGGGCAGGTCCATGCCGCTGGCGGTCTTGCCGCCGCCCGCTGGCAGGCACAGCAGGCAACCGGCTTTGACGCTGGCCACAGCATCGAACTCTTCGCCCAGGCGGCTGATCAGGTTGGCGTCGGACTCGTTGGCCTGGTCGAGCTGCAGGATGGGCAAACCGTGCAGCGCGCCGGCAATGGTGGCGGTGAGGCCGTTGCCGATGGCGATATCGCCCAGGACGTCGCCGAGGGTGGTGTTGCTCCAGCTGCGTTCGCGTTTGGTTTTGAGACCTTTGCGCAGGTCTGCCGATCGAGCGCGGATGCTGAGCACGTCCGGCGCGCCGCTGTGTTCGGTTTCGTCGACGGTGTAGGTGCCTTTGTCCACCAGGCCGGTGTCGCTCCAGCCCAGCCACAACCGCAGCACTGCGCCCTTGGATGGGATGGTCAGCAGGCCGTCGTGGTCGCTGAGGGTGATGCTGAGTTGATCGGCCTCAACGCCGCGGTTGTCGGTCAGTTCCAGGCCCATCAGCCGCGGGCTGATCAGTTGGGCGATGTCCAGGCCGTCGACGGTGAGCCGGAACGCTGGCACCGGGTAGGCCGCGTCGCGGGCGTAGCGTTCGGCGGTGTTGCGCAGGTAGCCGGTGACCTTGGATATGACGGAATCGATCACAGCAGGCCTCGCAGGATGTTGACGCCGATGCTGTTACCGGCGCCGAGCAAGTCGATGCGGTCGTCGTCGGTACGCTTCAGGCTGATGGTGAATTCAATGCGCCGTGGGGTGCCGTCGTCGAAAAAGATGGTCTTGGTCTCGCTCAGGCTTTCGATCACCCACAGGCCGTAAATGCGGCCGGTGCCCTCGACCATGGGCCAGGCCTTGCCGGTATTTGCCATCAGGCGGATAGCGTCGAGGCTGAGCGCGCTGCCGGCCAGCTCGGGGAAGATGATGCCGGGGAGGGTGATGGCGTCATCGCCACGCCCCACAAACTGGCGCGCGGGAGCAGCGCCGATCCGGTTATTGCTGGTGTGGCGCCAATCCGTCTGGCGCTGGAGTTCCTGGTAGGCGGCGGTTCTGAGGCTGAACACGAACATGCCGAGGGCCATCATCATGGTGGTTATTCCAGGTCAGAGAGTTTGCTGCGCTGGCGCGCTTTCTTTTCATTTTCAATACGGGCAAGGATGGTGCGCAGGCTCTTTTCCAGGCTTTGCATGTCTGTGCCTGGCCCCGCAGCGACGTCGATCTGGTACACGTCGTGGCTGTCGTAAACGACTGTCGGCGCCGCGCTACTGATCGGCGGCTTGGTGTCGACGGCAAACGCTGGCATGGCGGTAGCGCCCAGGGCAAGCGTGCCGGCGGCTGTCATCTGCTTGGTCATGCTGGCCAGGGCGTCCAGCGGGCCTTTTTGCCCAACTTCCAGCCCCTGGGTCAGGCCGGCCATGGTGAACTCGCCTAGCTCGGCGAATACACGCGATGGGCTGTGGATGCCGAGTTTTTCTTTGAACCACCCAATGCTGGCGTCGCCGATCGAGCTGATTGCCGTTTTGACGCTGCCCAGGCCTGCCATCAGCCCATTGACCAGGCCGTTGACGATCATGTTGCCGAACTCAGTAAAACGGTTGGGCAGATCCACGCCCAGGTAACTCAACACGGCGGCGAAGGCCTGGTAAATGAGCCCGATGGGGCTGAAGTTGGCCAGGGTGTTGATGATGCTGATGATCCCGCCGTCGAACCCAGTTTTGATCTCCGTCCAGGCGTTGGCGAAGTAGCTCTTCACCGCGTCCCAGTTCTTGTAGATCAGGTAGGCACCCCCCGCCAATGCCGCAACAACGGCGGCAATGACCAGGACAATCGGGTTGGCCGATAGGCCCCACAATGCGATGCCGACGGTGCGCAGTGCGGTCACAAGCGGGCCGATCAGAATGCCGCCCAGCGTTCGCAGCACCGTGCCGAACACCTTGAAAATACCGATGATGCCGGGCAGGCGCAGGCCGAACATAGCCAGGCCGAACCGCAGGAACAGGAACGGCCCCAGGATGCCGGCGAGTGTTAAGGCGAGCCCGCCGAAAGCAGCTGACAAGACCACCACACTGGCAACGATCTTCAAGAGGGTCGCGGTCAACTCTGGGTTGGCTTTGACCCATCCATTGACCTTGTCCAGCACGCCACCAATAGCGTCCATCACCTCGACCATAGTGGCCCGCACGGACTCACCTGCGCCGCTCTTGGTGTTGAACAGCTTGTTTTGCAGCACCTGCCAGCGACCTTCGATCGCATCGGCACGGATATCCATCTCGCGTTGCATGGAACCGTTGGCGGCAGCGTCATTGACCAGGTCGAGCTGACGTTTCAGCTCATCCAGGTTATTCACCAACTTGCCCGCGTCCTTGCCGAATTCCTTGCCAAAAATCCGCGTCGACACCTCTGTCTGTTGCTCAGGCGACAGTTTTTTGATGCGGTTGAGGACGCCCATCAGCGTGCCCATGGCGTCCTTGCTCATGCCGCTTTGAACGGCTTTTGAGTCCAGGCCAACCATAGCCATGCCTTCCTGAAACTTTTTGCTCTGCATGGTGGCGATGGACAGTTCGCGAACCATCGCCCTGGAAGCGCTCGCGGCAACTTCAGGTGCAGAACCGAGTGACAGAAAGGTACTGCCCAGTGCCGCCGCCTTGCGGTAGTCGAGCTTGTCGGCCACATCGCTCATGCGGGTCAGGGTTTCAATGATGTCGCCGCCCTTGGAGCGGGTGTTGTCGTCTAGGTAGTTGAGCGCGTCACCCAGTGCGGAGATGTTCTTGATCGGCACCTTGTACAGGCCGGCGATCCGGCCCATGTCCTCGCCGACCTGCTCCGCCGGCAGCTCAAAGGCCACGGCAGCGGTGGCCGACACCTTCGCCATGGTCAGCAGGTTTTCCTTGCCCTGGATACCGGCCCGGGCCTGGGCTTCAACCAGGGCGGCAAACTCGGTGGTGGCGATGGGCATTTCGTTACTGGCCGCTTTGATCGCGTCAGCAAATTCGTAATAGGTCGCGGTGAGCTTGCCGTTGTTGTCCCGTGCGCCGTCGACCTGCTTGGCGACACCCATCATGGCGCTTTCGAAGTCGACGTAATCCTTGACCACCCCGATGACCGGGCGGCTGGCCGCGTACGCCACGCCGAGGCTGGAGCCACCGGCCACCGCCGCGTTGCCCGCAAACTGTTTACCCTTGTCGTAGGCGCCACGGGTCTCCGCCATGCGCTTCTGGCGGGCGCTCAGGGCAGTAAGGCGCTTGGTTTGTTCGCTGATACTCGTGTTGGCGGCGCTCATCTGCTCGCGCAGCTGGCGTTCGTGGGTACCCAGGTTCTTGGTGCTGATGCCGGCGTCGTAGAGCTTCGATCGCAGCCCTTGCAACTGAACGCTCTGTTGCTGGTGCTGCTGCTTGAGTCGGGTGGCCTCGCGCACTGCTGCCTGGAAGCTGCGGGTCATTGCCCTGGTCGGCGCGTCGGTGGCGGCGAGTTCCTGGCTGAGGGATTTGACTCGATCACGTGCAGCAGTGAGCGATGCACCGGTTTGTTCGGCTGCTGCTCGCTGAGCCCGCCAGGCGCTGACGTCTTTCTGTTGGGAGGTGAGTTCTTTCAGGCGGTCGCGAGCAGCCTTGAGGGCACGCGCTGTCTCGATGCCCCCTTCGCTGATGTGCTTCAGCGGGCGGGTTGCCTTGTCGATGGTACTGAGCAGCACCTGAAGTCTCAGATCATTTGCCATCGGTGGAGCTCCGCACCCTGGCGCGCTCGCGCCAGTCCATCAGTTCCTTCAGGCCCAACTGATCCATATCAGCCGGTGCCCAGTGAAAAACCACGGCCAGGTCGGCCATGGCGTCCTCTACGCAACGAGGGATGCGTCCGTCTTCATCGATTTCTGTAACAAAAAACCGCACACCTTGGTGCCGAGCGCGAACAGATCGGCAGGGTCCATCGACGTGACTTCAATGGCAGTGAGGGTTGGACTGCTGATGCGCGGCACCACCTTCACCAGGCTGTTGACGTCCATCTGCAACAGCTCGGACAGGCTCACGCCACGCAGTTCGCCCGAGTTGGGCTTGCGCAGGGTGATGCTGTCGATGCTGGTGGTGCCACGGCGGATCGGCGTGTCGAGGATGACGGTGTTGTCGTCGGCCAGTGGTTTCACGTCGGGTTGTTCGGTGGTTTCAGTCTTCATGGGTAAAGCTCCTGGTGATGAAGGGGGTTAGCGATCGATGCCGGCGATCAAAGGCCGATGGCGCTGCGCTGTTTCTCCAGCATGTCGACGCCGCCGACCTTCTCGATGAAATTCAGCAGGTCGATTTCGATGATGTCTTCGTT